TTGCAGTTGCGCCAGCGCGTCGCGGGCTGGGCGGGCGTCCGCTTCGGCTTTTTCTCGCGCGGCGCGTTCGGCTGCCAGTTGTTGTTCGGCATTCATGGTGTCGTCCTTATCAGGGGTTTCGGAAAAATTGTTCAGTTCGGGTTCAGGCTCGGGCATGGGCGGCGGTGCAACGGCTTCAATCTGCCAGTCGGGCAGCACGCGGTCGGCGGCTTCGATGCCGTCTTTGCCAATCAGCCACTCGCGCAAATTGCGCAGCATCCGCGCCAGCAGCCAGTCGCTCTCGCCAAAAGAAACCACGCCGTCTTCATCATCGGCAAAATCAATCGCCGCTAACCCTTTCACAGCGGGCGGGTGTGCGCCCAAAAATCCCACATGGCGTAAATACCAATTTTCAGGCTGCGGGTTGCTCGGGTGGTTCGGCGGATAGAAGCTGGCGGAAACTTTTTTGTAGCGTCCTTTTTTAACCAGTTCGGCAAAGTCATCATCCACCTGCGCGAAGTCGGCAAACAAGGTGCCGTTTTCAGCTTTCAGGCTGCCTACCCAGCCATAGGCGGGGGCGTTGGTGCTGGGATGCCCGACCACAATCGGGGCTTCGTGCTTTTCGGGGGAATAATGGCTGGCAATCGCGGCAACCTGCTCGGGGGTAATCGTTATCGTGCGCCCGCTGTTGTCCGTGCGAGTGCCAGCGCGGAAGATTTCATAGCGCATGGCTCTGTCTCAAAATGGGTTGGGCGGATTATGCGGATGGGCAGCCTGAAAAACTTTTAACGCGCATTAAAAAAAGCAGCCTGAAAACGGCTGCGGGCAGAAATCGCGCTCTGTTGCGTTTTAAGCGCGTTTAAGGCGCGGAATAGGCAAACGTTCGTTTGAGTGGCGCATCGCGCTGCTGGGGTGGTCTGTTTTGGTCTAATCGCTATTTTTGCTTTAACGGCGGATTGCGGAGCGAAAAAAATCGGCGCGTGGGGAAAACGCGCCGTGTGGGTTTGGGGAAACGGGGGAATGCTTACTCATCAAAAATGCTCCTTTGCCGAGCCTGCGCATCGGCAGCGCGGGCGCGTTTGATGATTTGATAAATCTGTTGGGTGGCAAGGTTGTACTTTTTCGCCAGCTGCTGGTGGTTTCTGCCGTCAAACTCTGCCCAAATCTGTTTGTCGCGCTCGTCCAGCTCGCCGCCTGTGTTTTTGGGGAAATAGATAATCTGCCCGCGCCAGTTGTCGGTGAGATAGCGAGCGAGCTTTTTGCTGATTTGCACGGCGGTCGGGCGGTTGATGTGCGGCACGCTTGCCAGCAGGCAGGCGGTGGCTTGGTCTTCCAAATCAGCAATCAGCTCGGGAATGCGGCTGTCTGCCATGCGAGTCCTTTCACTTTTGAAACGTTGTTACAAAAATCACAATAATATCAATATTATAAAACAACAAAGGCAGCCTGAAAAGCTGCCCCAAAAACCTTATGTCGCACGGTCTCGCCATTTTTTTAACCGCTCAATAATATCGCGCATGGCATCGGTGTCTTTATCCCACCCTTCGCCGCCGTGCTTTTTGCAAAAAGCAAACATCGCGCTTTCCGCCGCAATCCGCACCGCGCCCGCTTCGTGTAATTCCAGCCACAGCGAGCGGATTTTTTTCTGCTGGTTGGGCAAATTTCTGTATCGCTCGCGCCCATCGGGCGTTTTAACTGTTGCCACAAAGCCCTGCGCTTTCATGTGGCGCAGCACGGTTTCCAGTTGCTCTGCGGTCAAATCCTTGCTGCTGGTTTTGCCGCGCGACACATTCGCCAGCAGGGCGCGGTAGTCGTTGTCGCTCATGCCCACCTGCTGCTTGGCGATGTGGATTAGGCGGATTAAGCGGGGTTTAATGGTGTTGTTGCTCATCGTTCGCTCCTAAAAAGGCAGCCTGAAAAGCGGGAATGCGTTTCGGGCTGCCTCTGGTTTATTTAACTGCGTCTTTCAACGCCTTGCCCGCGCTGAATTTCGGCGCACGGCTCGCAGGTATCAGCAATTCCTCGCCTGTTCGCGGGTTGCGCCCTTTGCGCTCGGCGCGTTGGCTTACTTTAAACGTGCCAAAGCCAATAATGGCAACTTCCTCGCCGCGCAACAGCGTATCAATCACGGTCGCACAGAGTGCGTCCAGCGCATCCCCCGCTTCGGCTTGCGACAGCTCGGCACGGTCGGCGATTTGTTTAATCAGTTCGGATTTATTCATGGTGGTTCTCCTGTTTACAAGGGGTTAAAAAAGGGCGGATTTGCCGCTCCGCTGGGGCGGGTTTAGAATTAAGCTGAAAATTTTTAATTTTTTTCAATCTTGCTAAATTTTTCTAAAAATTCATGTAGAGGGCGCACCCATATTGCGCCGTCTTCACCCATATACACCGCCTGCTGGCTTTGGTCTTTTTCAGAAAGCGCAATATGCAGCAATGTGTATTCACCGCCTTTAACCTTATGAATGTGGCTAGGATGGTGGCTGTTGATAATGCTGCTGATTAAGCCCCATTGCTGCGGCGATACTGTTGTGTTTACTTCCGAGTGCATAGTTGGTGCTTTTAACTTCATCTGTAATTCAGCAGCACGTTCTGTTGATTTAATCATGGCTACACCCCCGCAAAATCCAACACCACTTGCTCATACTTCCCTGTCTCTTCATTGCGTTGGTAGTAGCGGATATACTCGCGCGTGGCTTGCGTGTGCAGGCTATCGGCAATCGCTTGCATGGCGCGTTTCCACTTATCATCGTCAATTTCCAGCTTGCGAAGTTCCAACACCTTGCGCACATTGATTTTGCCTTCCTTGCTCACATCAAACGCTTGCAGCACAAAGGTTTTTAGCTCCGCGCGGCTATCCTGCGTCCACTCGTTCAGGCACTCGTCAATCAACGCCTTGGCAGCTTGCAACCGCTCATCAAAGTGCAGCACATCGGCTTGGGCGATGATAATGCGCTGTTTGCCGTCAAAACTGGTCAGCATGGTGTTGCCTTTTACGCTGCGTTTTGCGCCGTACTGCTCCACGCTCAAATCAATAAAGGCGTTGGCATCTGCCATTTGCTGCGCTTTAAGTTCCGCCATTTGCTCGCGCAGCGGCAGAATTTGGGCAAAGGCTTCGCGGATAAAATCATCGCGTGCCAAATCAATCGATTTCATATTGGCAATCGGCACAAGGTTGCCCCGTGCGTCTTGGCGGTATTGGTTTAAATCAAGGTCTTTCATGTTTTCTTTCTCTCCAAAAGTTGGTTCAAAATCTGTTGCAGCCGCTGCCGATTGGCTTCACGCTGCTCGGGGGAGATGGGCTGCTTATTCGGCAGCAGCGCAGCGGTTGGCGTGTTGCGCGGCGGTATCTGCTTAATCAGCTGCGCGGGCTGCGCCCATTTTTCCGCTTGGCGGATAAGCTGGCGAAAGGCTGTGGGCAAGCGTTCGCCGTCGGTTTCAGGCTGCCACGCCCATGTAATCGGCGTGAGGGCTTCTTCCCACACCGCCGCCAATGCGCTAATCGTGTCGGCGGGCGGCGAGCCTTGCAGCCGCAAAACCAGCAATTTCTGCAAGCCCTCTATCATTTGGTTGTATGCCCAGTCGGGCATTTTGGGCGGGTTCATCGGCGTAGTCCTTGTAGCGTCATCGCCGCGTTCAGCGTTTGGCTGCTTTCAGGCTGCCTCCGCTCGGGCGCGGCAGGCATGGTTTGCAAGCCTTGCCCTTGCCAGCCGCTGATGACTTCATATAAATACCCATGCGACTTCAACGGCAATTTCAGGCTGCCCACATTGCGTCGTGATAACAGCTCACGGAAACCATAAATCCATGCTTCGGGCGGCGCGGGATATTCCAAACTGTTTCGGCTGATTGCGCCGCGTTCCATATCGGGCAGCAGCTCGCCCAGCAGTTTTGCCATGCGCTCAAAGGTCAGCGCGGTTTTGGCGGGGCGGAATAGCGCAATGTATTGCACCGCCAGCTTGCCCACCTCGCCGCCCACCTGCGCCGCCGCCCACACCACTTGGCGTGCGCCCTCATGGGCAATCAGCGCATCTAGGCTGTTTT